GTCCAACTTTGATACCTCAAAGTTGGACACCCCGTAAAGCCATAGAACATTTATTAGAGGGCCTAGATAAAAAGTTTCATCACCATTTTTGGAAGTGGTTGAGGTCAGCCCACCACAAGGGTCACATTGCTGGACAAGCACAACCGCTTAATCAGGGTTGGGTTATCGGTGATGGTGGTGGGAAGCACTGGAGAGCGTGGCAAAATGGTTTACCAAAGTGGACATCAGATAGGGCTTTAGCCACAAGATACCATCGCCGCGAAGATGCAGAAGCGGCACATCTAGAGGATGATGATGCTTGGGTTGTTGTGCCATACGAAGTAGCAGTTAAATCAGCTATAGAGGTGAAGTGATGGGTCATCTCTATGAAGAGTATCATGAAGACGTAAAAATTGGCCGTGTAATGTGGCGGATAGATCGTCGCTGCAAACTTCTTTTTTACAGTCAAGACGGTTCACAAATTCGCGATCTTGAACGGAAAATTGCAAGTGACAAAAAAGAGTTGGCGGAGTTAAAAGCCGCTTACATAAAAAAGGAAACACCGTGAGTATAGATATAACCCCAGAAGCGGTCAAACGTGCTGTAATTCAATGCTACGAAACTCGTCATGTTAAATATGGCACTCTTATAGCTGCATTGGCAGACCGCATTGCAGAGTTGGAAGCACATTGCGACAGGCTGGGTCGTGGTGGTGCTGAAAGGTATTGGGAAGAACGTTGGCGTGACGAAGCCGCACGGGTAGCTGAGTTGGAGGCGGCTTTAGAACAATTCGAAGATCGTTTCGATCAAGCCCGCGAAATGACAGAGACAACAAAAGCAAGTGAGTTGGTGCCGTGTCCGTTTTGCAGAGAGTGTTTATCTCTAACCAAATCAAACATGTGGGCGCACGCCCAACAATCCCAAGGAGGATGCATTTTATCTTCTATGGCAATTCCTGCCGATGACATAAAACAAGTCACCGCATGGAACACCCGCGCCCCACTGCCCAACGAAGATGAACTTGTGGAAATTATCCAAGGCGCTATTGGAATGGATAGTACTGAAATTATGAGGGCTATCTTTGCAGAAGATTGTGACCAAACCCACACCATACCCGCCCGTATCATCACCGCCCTACGCCCTTACCTAAACAGGGACAAACAGGAAATAATAATAGGATTATCTGAATGGTGTGATAGTGCCGAACGATCTGAGTGGGAATTTATGGCAAAGATGTTGAAAAAATGTATTGATATTCTACCTCATAAATTATCTGGTGCAGAAGTGGCATTAGGTATTGCACTAGACAGATCAAAAGAAGGGTGGCGAACGAAATTTGTCCACCAAGAGCATACTGAAAATATGCATAATGATTGCGATGGTGGCGCTTGCATAGCTTGTAATGAGAAAAACCACCCAGAAAAGGAAACATAATGCCATTACCATCAGGAAATTCATCACCCGGATCATATCGCGTAGCTGCTGATGAACTAAGATCATTCATTGAACGTTTTGAGCGATTAGAAGCGGAAAAAAAGGACATTGCTGACCAGCAAAAAGAAGTAATGGCTGAGGCAAAATCACGCGGATATGACACTAAAATTATGCGCAACATAATTGCCATGCGCAAGAAAGACCCCGGTGAGGTATCGGAAGAAGAAGCCATTCTTGAATTATATCGCGAAGCGTTGGGTATGTGATGCGTTGGGGTGGTAACGATAGCGACTGGCACACAGGTTTTGCAATATTACCGTGTAAAGTAGACAGCAATGACTGTTGGGTGTGGCTTGAACGCTTCCAGTACCGTCAAGAAGGATTGAGCCTTGTGTATCGCACATGGGGTAGCAAATGGGAACCAAGAGGGGGTAGCAAATAATGCCACTACCATCAGGAAAACCACAGGGTTTGCCGTCAGGCAGGTCGCCGGAAAAAACCAATGAAAAATCATATCATTCGGTACCCATGGCAGGTGATTGCAAGGTAACGCAATTATTGAATACACCGGGGTTTGGCAAAACGTCATTATCGCTGGCAAGATTACCAACCGGAAAATGCCGCGCTTCAATCTATAATCATGCGGTTAAAAAGTGGGTTGAGGCTATTGATGATACCCCTGAACTGGCAATGCAATTAATCTTAGATAACAAAGGACAATAAAATGAGTGATTATTATTTTGATGCTTCAATGCTGCGCGGCGAAATGGCCGACAAGCTTGTAAGTAACACCGAACAATTCATGTTTGTCATTACAAATGCTCTATCCAATGTGATTGTGGATGAAGTTATTGATGTTGGGCAGTTGGGTGATGAAGTCGATGCAACTTTAGTTGTTGGGAATTTGCGAATGATTGCAGATGCAATCGAAAACGGCGACATAACATAATACGGAAGGACAATAAAATGAGTGATTACATGGATTTAGACCCTAAAGATGGCCAACCTATGACCAGCAATGTGACCAATAAAATGGAAAAAACAAGGGATCAAATGATAATTGCGACATTGTTGGATGGTTACGATAAAATTGAGGACGCATATATCAAGTTCAAACCAAACGATGATGACTATGAAATGGGTTTTGAAGCTGGTTTGGCCGCTGCAAGAAGAATAACAATAGAAGCATCACATCAAGCTAGGCAGATACCACATCAAGCTGAACAGGTGCCGCATCAAAAGGGTGAACCAACAAGTAAGAAGTATTCTTGGTTAATTCGCCTTAGTAAGCCGCGTTTGGAATTTTGGGGTAATGTGTACGATAACGAAGCTGACGCAGTTAAAGGCGTCAACGATGCTTTGGGGTTAATACCTAAAGAGCGGTGTGAATTGAGTATGATAGGAAGGGTGTCGCAATTCCCCCAAGAAGACGGGGAAGTTCTACACGGCCTTATTGGGGGTGTAACTTCATACTAGCTTTAAAATTGAAACATTAAAGGACAATAAAATGACGACGTTCAAAATCCTGATAACCGCTGCCCTTATTGTTGGCGTAGGGCCACCCATTCTGTCTATATTGCTTATCGACAGTGACGAAATGCACGACCTAGCTAGGTATGGTATTGGGGGTGGTCTTGCACTATGTGGTGTGGCCATGATAACTCTTATTTGGGGATCAGAATGACATTACCTACAGGAAAACCACAAAGATTACCGATGGGGCTACCAGCCGCAAAACCAGCAGAAAAAACCAACGACATTATACACGTCTATCAGTTGGTGTCAGGCACAGGTGGTCACAAATACCACGCGCTTTGTTTCCCTCATAATGGTGCGCGACCTATAACAACTTATGGTGATGATGTTGATGTAATTGTGCGCCGTGCACAAAAGCTTATTGATGTGGGGAATGAGGCGCATAAAAAAACCGAAGGCTAAAAGCCCCCGGTCAGTTACCAAACAGAAATTATCTTACAAGAGGAACATATGACAAACCCTGTATTAACACAAGCGTTGATTTTCAAACTGATGAAAGTATATGGTTTTCCTTTAGATCGACCATGGTCAAAGCTAACCACCGATCAGCAAGAGGGTGTCAATGAAGCCATGGTTGATATTGGTTATTACAGTAAAAATGGCACCGAAGGTTATTATCGATTAATGCGAAACTTCATTGATGGTGTGGATATTCGCAAAGAACCAGCGGAAGTCATATATAAACTGATGGACGGTAAAAAATGCCTCTACAAAGATCGCAAAATGCCCCATGTATTGAGGATACAAGAGTTTTACGGGCGCGGTAAAATCAAAGAAGAAAGGGTATCATAATGCCAATGGAAATTCGATCAAGCAAGAGTGACGGCGCTGCTGCTGTACGGGACTATGCCAACGTGTGCATGTTAGCAGCATGTGAAGAGTTCACTCATAAAACAGGTGCGTCAGGTTTATCATTTATGACCATTGTGATGGGAATGTGGTCTATCCAACTAACAGATATTGATAAGCAATCAACACAAGATATGTTGGAAGCACTGGCAGTAATCGTATCACCGTCTGCATCTGTGGACGAAAAAGAAGCCGCTGAAAAGAAACGCCACGAAGCTGTAAATAAATTGTTTATGATATTCGATTTGAAAATGGCAGAACCGGAAGGAACAGGGTAATGAAGCATAAATTAACCATGGTAGTATTAGCAACTTTAGCAGGTTGTGCATCATATGATCTTAGCATAAATGCAAGTTTCGAACCCGTTCCTGACGGTTTTAGATACCGCAATATAGCTGATAAAATATACCCGCCAAATTCACGCGAAGCTGAGTTAAAACGCTATGATCGTTTGAACCAGTTTTTAGCGGAAACAGGTCAATGCCCGAACGGGTATTTAATTCGATCACGCACCCCGGTTCGAAAAACGCGCGGTGGCATATATGATATATTTTATGTCGGGGTTTGTACTTGACCGCGCACAACCTGACAGATATAAAACAGATGAACACTTAGAACCTGTTCGTTAGAAGACCCGGCGCAATTTAGGATATTTCTTCCCGGAATTACCAAAATACCAGCCGGGTCTTTCTTTGTCTTAAGTAAAGTTCGCTTTAACGGCCCACATTGCACCTTGTTCAATATTTATAAGAGCAATAGAGCGGCAGCGGTTGTCTGGTACATTATTGCGAATGTATTCCATAAGTTCTTCGGTTATCCGCTTTGTCTCTGCGACAACCTCAGAACCCGATGGGTTAAAACCCGGCATTGTAGTTTCTTTTGACATGTTATTTCCCTTCAATATACCCAAGCGTGATTGCTTGGGTTGCTAATGGCTTACCCCGATGGCATACCAAAACCCTGAGACATATATCCTTGTGCCTCATAATACTGTTTGACTACGTCGTTTTCTAACGTCAGATCGTTTTTAACGTAGATTACAGGCCGTTTAGAGCCTTCTTCGACTATGGCCTTTGGAAAACGACCATCGACCCATGCAGTGCATTTTGAGTAGCCAAGTTCAATCATGATATCCACACGTTTGTTCCGACCAACACGAAAGCCTTTATCGCGCATCAGTTTGTCGAGCATCAATGAACTCACAAAACCACCTTTGAAACCTATCGTACCATCGTTAGCCGCTTCAATGATTTCACCCTCAATCATACCGATTGATTTGGTGATGGCCTTGGCTGTGCTGGTTGTGTTTGGTGCACGGTGGCAAAGGGTGGCGGGGTTCAAGTGTTCAGGTATCGCGTAATTCATTAGAAAATGCGTAACAGCGGCATAACCTTCTTTTCTTGCCCAATTATAAAGATCAGGGAAATAATCACCGTTCATCCCGTCGCGTACAATGTCGGCGTAGCATTGTTGTGCCAGAAAAAATATCGCGTAGCGTCTATCATTCTGTGATTTCAATACCGCATCCATATGGTTGGTACAGAAACCCCATTTGCTGAAATTACGAGCCATGCGTTTATCCTGTGCCATGCCGCGTATTTCAAGCCATTCGTTGGTGATCTTATCCTTTAGGTCATCTAGCATTTCACGACGCCCCTGCATGTGGATTTCCTCAACAATGATAAACAACGATGTTTCAACATAGCTATTGTATTTTTCACCTAGTTCTTTGGCGTTGGGGCGGTGCGTATGTCGTTCACCGATGGCTTGTGCCACACAGTTCATCAAGAACGTTTTACCGTTACCTTCGGTACCTTGAAGAACAGGTGCCCATTGAAATTTACTACCGGGGTTCTGCACACACGCCGCCATCCATGCAAGTATGATTTCCCTATCTGATTGCTCAGGCATTAGTTTAGTTAAGAACGCTGTGAAACGTGTGATGTCTCCCGGTCGACTGTCAATCACAGCCGGAACATATATGTTAACTTCATTATCATTGACAAACCCTGATGGCAGGTTGGGATTGAAGATGGCGGTATTCACTTTAGGGAACCGATGTGTCCTATTTTCAGTGAACGCAATGAATGCATTTTTTTCAGGTTGTGTCCCGTCAGGGTTCATCTGAAAGATGTGACCGCCGTATGTTGATTTGAACTGTTCAGGCTTAAGCAGTGTACCGTCAGGTACCATCACACGATGTAAGTCACGAATGTAAACGCACCCTTCAAAATGGGCTATTTGTTCATTAACGGTAAGGTATACTTCCGGCGCTGGCAGTGCCTTTGGTTTCTTGTCCTTCTTCTCAAAATCATACACGCGATTACACATGCGAGCCGCGTCATATACTGTTTTAGTACGGTAGTCTTCGCGCTTGTCATATTTGTCACGCATCAATGCAGATTTTCTAAACAACCTGTCCATGCGCGGCATGTCTTTGCCTGTCCAAAACGCCAAGTGTGCGAACAATGCAGCGTCGGCAGATGAATGATCAAAGTGATCAGGACGATCCTGATAATCAGGGTAAATTTGACATAGTATTGGGTCTGCATTCCATAATTGTGCCACAGTTGCTTTGCCACCAAACGCTTGCCCGGCACCACCAACTGATGCCAGCATTTTAGCAACCAATTCATCATCATCTGACGGCCCGGTGTATGCAGGGTCAACGCCTTCTGTTATTTCACCAAGTTCTTGGCGTTGCGGTACAAAATGAAGAAGCTGCTGTGTCCAATCTACATCTGGGTTGTTCACATCATTGATGGGTTGCCATCCTGTGTTACCGAAAGCAATGAACCGACCAGTCGTATAAAACTCTAACCAACCATCCCATTTGTTACGGCGATCTTGCAACATGTGTTTGTTACATTTACCAAGGATGTGCAAACCTTTTCCAGATGTGGATATCTCACCCATCGCCCCGGCAAAACTCAGATATATCGATTGTGCAGCAGCAGACCAGTTGCCTTGATCATCGCGACACTTATCCAAGTCCAGAAAAAAATAAGGGTCGTTTTCAGTAATTACAAATGCGACATTACCACATTGTGCGGCGTTATCATATGTCGTCCAGTTGTTTGGATCATGGGGGTCAACAATCTTACCTGTCGTAAGGCAGGGAAATTTACCTTTTTCACCAGTAAGTGGATTAAAATCAGTCCAATTCATGAACTGATTGGGCATATTATTTTGCATCACCCACCCCTGAAATAAGACCAAGTTCAATCGCTTGTTCTTTAAATCCTACAGGGTCATAATCATGTGCTGCTTCCCACAAATCTTTTTGTGTTGGGAAGTATTTACGCAGTGATGATTTTGATGTCCGAATGACACAATACTTGACAACACCACCATGGGTTACCCCTGCCAATCCTTTATCTACAGCCATGCGTACAATTGCCGAAACAATCATAGCACGTCGCGTTTCTGCTTGCATTCTCATTTGAATATTCCTTCATAATCTGCTGTGGATTGAGCAAAGATGCCAATGCCACCTTTTGACCTTACTGTTGTGAGAAATGCAGCTTGTGCAAGTTCGCGTTTGGTACGGGGGTTTTTCCACCCCGGTTCTTTAAATTCTACTGCTGTAAATACACCGAAAGGTTGCCCCACGTACTCTGAATACACTTTGGTTATACCGATTGCATCACTTGATTTCCACACCTTGTTTAATTTTGTACTATCATTGCCAAGACCAAATCGAATGAAGCGTGTTTGCCCATCATCTTCAATGACCTGTGCTGCACCGTTGTTGTTGCGCCAAAGTGACCCACCATAGCGTGGCGCAATTGCGCGACATTCGGCCTGAACTGCCGCTTCGGAATTTGATCCCGATGGTAACAAAGTGACACCAAACATAGGATCAAGTATTGAAAGAAGTTCTGTTGCGGCATTACCGTAGATACTATTACGTGCCATCCAATTGTGCAGGTCGTTATTCATCGGTCATCATTTCCTTCTTGAATATCCAACGTCGGTATACCGCGTTTGCCGTTTCTTACTGGTCGCCTATTCTCATTGTTAGCTGCACAATTCGCACAGTTATCAGCATCTAAAACAAGCTCTTTACAGTTCTTGCAGCGTGTATATTTTCCTGATTTACGTTTCATTGATTGCTTCCAAACCTTCATCGGTAATTTTAATTATATTAGAACCCGCTGGCCCATTTGTGTAATATTCGTGATCGCTGAAAAACATTTGGTTCAGGACACCGTTTGTCATTCGCCTACGGTCATCATCACCTAGTATTTCACATAGTGTTTTCTTATCAATGCCGCTTGGGAACTCTGACATTTTAGTTAATACGGTTCGCCAATGATGGCTTAAATTATGTTTGCTCATTTGCGTGCACCTATCATGTTGTTCATCGCACCCCCAAGCACTACACCCAAACCAACAGGCCATGAAATCACAGTGACATGTTTTTTCTGTACTATGTTTTCATTTGGCCATTTATATTCAGCAGTAAAGCCAATACCTATCAATAAATACATTATTACAAATATTACATATTTCATGCCTGATATCCTTCTGTCACCTTGGTTGTCAGGGCTGTTGCTTCTTTGGCTTTTAAGCCCTGTGCGCTCATTATATCGATCCCGAACGTATGCCAGAACCGTCTATAAATTTCACTATCGGATTGACCTTGATGGCGTTTAAAACCTGCCCACATCGCAATGCTTTCACGCAAACTAGCCTGTGCCAATTGATTATTACCATGGGCGCGAACAACACTTTTTTGCCCCGGTGTACCTTTAATTGAATTTGGCAGCATCGTATCGTAATCAAAATCACGATCAATCTTTTCAATGTCGGCACGTAAGAGCGCTAACAACTCAGGTGAAAATTCAATTAAATCACCATCGATAAACTTAGGTTCTGATCTGCTTTCGGGTTCTTGACAATAACCGCAATACGGGCATTTTGCAGTAACCGCTTCAAACGCTTCAAAGCATTTGGTGCATGTTGTAATTGGCATAATATCAGGATCACGTGTTGATGCGCCACGCGACGTATATTGTGGTGTCAGTGTCCAGTTCATGGGGCGATCCGGCAGGTTGTGTTGTTTCACATTACCAACGTGATCAATAATGATACCGTGTGTTTTACCATCTGCTGTGCGCAATGCGCGACCAAACTGCTGTGCATATAAACCAAACGATTGGGTAGGTCGTGCCATGCTGACAACTTCAACAGCAGGGACATCAAAGCCTTCCCCAAATAAATCAACGTTTACCAATTGCAACAACGACCCATTCTGGAATTTACGAATAGTTTCATTGCGTACAGTATCAGGTGTTTTTGCTGACACTGCTGCCGCTGGCACCCCTGCTTCATTGTACGCTTCTGCTGTGCGTATTGCACTTTCAACGTCAACGGTGAATGTGATGCCCCGTTTACCTTCTGCCAACCTTAAGTAATGATCAACAATGTCCCCTGTTATAGATGATTTTTTGACAATATCGACAGTAGATTTATGGGTAAATTCTTTTGTTGCTGCCGATATTTTTATGTCATCACGGTTGATTGATTGTGGTGGCCCAAATATTCGATAGTCAGCTAAGTGATTGGCGTTGATTAACATACGCATATCCCAACCTTCGACCAAATCAGTAAAGACGCCACCGTTGCCCAACTCTAATGATTTCCTGTCACAACGTATTGGTGTTGCGGTAAACCCTACACCACGTGCGTTCGAAAACATAGCAACTGCACGACCCCATTGGTTTTCTTCTAGGAAATGGTGACATTCATCGCCCATCCAATAACGAACGGTGTTGGCCCATTGTACCAGTTCATCCTTCCGTGCGTTAAGCGTGTTGACACCAGCAACCGTCAGCTTTGCGCGTGGATCATAGAACGACTTGCCGAAATCACGAATATGCATCGCAATTATAGTGTTGATGGTTTTCATGGGTGCAATAATATTATGATATAAACCCATTGTGGCCATCGCCATGCTTATTTGCTGACCAAGTTCTTGACGATGTGCCATTGCACAACAAATTTCATTGATGTCCACAGCGATTGATGACATAATAACCGTCTTACCCGCACCAGTTGGTGCAACACATATTGTCGACTTACTACCACCATCCCACGACGCATACAGGTCAGTTTTTAAATCAGCTTGATCTTGCCTGAGTATAAACATTGGATGGTCTTTTTATAGTTGACAACTAATGTTCTATATGGGCATATGCTAACATGTCAAACATTAAATTAACCAAACGGAAAAAAGGAAAACACTATGAACCCCAAGTTTAGATTTGAACTAAAACAAGCTGTGATCATCACTGGCAGTGAAGAAAACGGCATTATTATTGGGCAAGGTTGCTACACTAACTGTAACAACCAATATCTTATTCGATATTTGGCTGGTGACGGTCGAATGACTGAAAAATGGTGGGATGAAGACGCAATCGTTGAAATTTAATACCCACACCCTATTAACGCTCGCTTGCGTTAGATTTTAACCAAACCCTAGAAAGGGAAACACAACATGAAAATTACTTTTGAAACAACTGACGCATCAGAAGCACGTGCGCTACTGGATACAATGGAAGGTCGGGCGACAACACCTGCTACCACTGCACCTGTTGCGACAACACCTGCTGTATCTGAACCAACAACTACAGTGGAACGTACACCTGAACCACCTGTTGGTGATGAGGTTCTTGACTGTCATGGCATGCGTTGGGATGAAACAATCCACGCAAGCACAAAACAAATGACAGACAAAGGTGCGTGGAAAGTACGCAAAGGTTCTGCTGACGCAGCTAAAGCTGCCATTGCTGCCCATAAAGCAGCAGGTAATGGTACTGATGGCAACCCTGTCACACCCACCAACGAACAACGTGCGGATACAGGCGGCGGTATGCCAACAGGTGCGGCCCCTGCTGGTGGTATGCCAGCCGGAAACGCAGCGACACCACCTGTCACACAAGAAGTGATGGAAGCTAAGGTGATGCGTATGTTCGGTGATGGTAGCTTGTCACAGGATGACGGTTCGTGGACAGCGGCACTTGAACGTGCTGGTGTTCCTGTCAAAGACCCAAGTGCAGCAACCGAAGCAAATGAAACATTGCGTGCTGCATTATACGCTGAACTGTTGGCAATCCAACCTGAATAAATCAGCATGTATATAAATAACCGGGTATCATATGGTACCCGGTTTTACGAACAAGGGTTCTAGATTATGATTATTCCATGTAGACCATCAGCATCGCACCGTTGGACAGAGTGTTTACGTTCTGCACGGTTCGCTCTTGAACTGCCAGAACAAGAACCAAATGACCCGGCACGCGAAGGTACATGTGCCGCTTGGGTTGCAGAAATGGTATTAACAGGGCAAGCAGAAAAAACCGATGATTTAATTGATGCGTCACATGAAAACGGTTGGCTTGTGGATGTCCAAATGGTGCATGATGTTCAAAAATATATTGATCATCTACGCGCACATGGCGGTTCAATCGAAGCGGAACGTAAAGTTTATTTAAACCCTATGATTGAAGGCACACCTGACGCATATGCAGTAGTTAACAACACTACATTAATTGCCGATGACTTAAAATATGGTTATAAAATTGTTGAACCATATCGAAATACTCAGGTTGCAATATATGCTGCTGCACTGTTGAAAATGTTAAATCACCATGGTGTGATTATTGACAAGATTATTATCGGCATTTATCAACCACGTGCTTCACACCCGGAAGGTATTTATCGAACGTGGGAACTGACACCCAACGCACTTATGGAATTTGTAGCATGGATTGAGGGACGCGCCCATGCAGCACAAGATGTGTCATGTAAGGCCACACCCGGCGTACATTGTATGCATTGTCAGGCAGCACATAAATGTGACGCACTGGATCGCACAAATTATCGTAACTATGATGTTATTTCTGGTGATAGCATGGTTGATATGCCACCGGAAATGATCGCGCATAAATTGGATTTCTATAAGAAAGCCAAGGCTATGATGGACGCAGCAGCATCTGCACTTGAAACAGAAGCCAAGAGCCGCATGAAACGATCAGAACACATACCGGGATATGGGTTTGAAGATCAATATGGCCGCAAGGTTTTCACTGCATCTGCTGATGTAATAAAAGCGCTGACAGGTGTTGATCCTTACGCTTCACCAAAATTAGCAACACCTGCTGAAATTGTCAGGCGATCTAAAAATAAGAAACAAGCTGAGAAATTCATTGCGCGACATACCAGTCGCCCACGGATACCCCCAAAGCTGGTGAAACGTGCACCGGATTACTATACGAAACTGTTCAAGAAAGGACAAACATAATGGATAACCTCAAAGGTTTATTTACAGGGCATGGTCGCTATTTTAGCGGTGACATGAACACCAAAGGCACCAAAGATTATGATGGCAACGATATTCCACCGGAAGAACGGGAATATTATTTTGCTATAGCAGTACCAAAACAACAATCGCAACCAATTGTCGATCAGTTGTGGCAATTTGCTGCTGCTGGTTATGGTCAGAACCAAATGATCATGGCGCAAATCAATACGGGCCTGAGTGCACGCGATTTTTCATGGAAGATTGAAGATGGCGACATACCCGGTTTTGACAAAGCAACAGGTAAACCTAAAGAACCAAGCGAATACACGCGCGGTTGCTATATCTTTAAGTTTAAATCGCAATTTGAATTTGGCGCTTGTGATCAATACCACAATGATATTCCACGTAATGAAATCAAACGTGGCGATTATGTGGACGTTATGTTTGCAGCACAGGTCAACGGTCGCACTGACCATAACGCCGGGATTATCCTGTATCCAAACGCAGTAAAACTGACACAGGTTGGTGACCCAATTGTCAGCGGCATCAAAGCATCAAGTGCTTTCGCTAATCGTGATGGGCAACAGCCAATGCAGCAACAACAGCCAATGCAGCAACAGCAACAACAGCCTATGCAGCAACAGCAACAGCAACAACAGCCTATGCAGCAACAGCCTATGCAGCAACAGCAACAGCAACAACAGCCTATGCAGCAACAGCCTATGCAGCAACAGCAACCAATGGGAAACCCTTCTGGGAACCCTGCCGCCACCAATCAGCAAGGGTACGATCCCAATGTACAGGGTGGACAACAGCAGCAAATGGGTGCTGGAATACCTGCGGGGCAACCGGGCAATTCGACTGCATCCCATGGTAATGTGGCACCGCATACTGAAATTCTTAATGGGCCTCAAAACAACAACGCTGGTGGTCAAAATAATAATGGTGGTATGCCAAGCGGCTAAATGTTAATAGGGTTCCATCTATTGGTGGGCCTCTAAACTTTATCAATAGAGCGTCCGGTATTTTTGCCCCGCATTTCTTACCGGACGCACCCAAACAATCGGAAAAAATCATGGCTAACAAATCACTTTACAAGCAATATAAAGTTGCAATCCGTAAGGATAAAATATCAAAAAACAAACACGTTACACCTAAAGCAACACCCGCCGAAAAACGACACGCTGATATAATCAATCGTCGTCGGGCGAACTGGTCATAATGACCCACCAGTTTGATCAAATACCGCACGTAAATTACAACCGTGATTTCGTATATGATATCGAAACATACATGAATTGCTTTTGTGTTTGCTTTGTTCATGTTGCGTCACAAACCAGATGGATATTTGAAATATCAGATCGTCGTAATCAATCAGCGCTATTAGTAGCGTTCTTATATTGGTTGCGCGACGGTAATTATCGCCTGTTCGGATACAACAATGAAGCATTTGATTATGTGGTTATTCATAATCTTATTGCCACCTTTAAAATACAAAATAGCTTCACTGCATATGATGGTTATGTTGAAGCACAGAAAATATTTAACAGTAAAGATCGCTTCCCTCAAATGATATGGGCAAACAAACGTTTGGTTCACCAATGTGACCTAATGAAGATATGGCATCATGATCCATTTGGGGCTAAACCCACTAGCCTTAAGAAGCTTGAAATAAACATGCGGTCAGATAATGTCGTTGATCTGCCCTACGACCCCCACAAGGCGCTCACGTTCGAAGAAATGGACGTATTGATCAGGTATATGTGCCATGATGTATCAGAAACATTGAAATTCTATCATCATTCACTGGAACAAATAAAGTTTCGTGATGAAATGCAATTAAAATATCCTGATCTTGGTGACGTAATTAATTTTAACGAACCTAAGATTGGCAAAAAGTTCTTTGAGTATATCATTGAACAAGATGCACCCGGTACTTGTCGCCAACGTGTGAATGGTAAACGGGTACCAAGGCAAACACTTCACCCAATGATTGCGCTAGGTGATGTTGTGTCACCAAAGGTGCATTTTAGATTACCACAGTTCAAGGCAATTCTGGATCGCATCAACGCGGCAGTCATCGTGGAAACTAAAGGGGTGTTTGATGACATGATGTGTACCGCTGGTGGAATTGATTTTGTTTTTGGTGTTGGGGGCATGCATGGGTCGTTGCATCTTACAAGTGTTTACCCTGATGATGAATACGATCTTGTTGACGTTGATGTTGCCAGCTATTACCCATCACTTGCTATATCAAATAGGTTTTACCCTAAGCACCTTTCGGAAAAATTCTGTGACATCAATAAACAATTATTTGATCAACGACTTGCTGTCGGTAAAAAAACCGCCGAAGGTGCAATGTTGAAACTAGCAATGAATGGAGTATATGGCGATAGCGGCAACGCTTACAGTCCGTTCTATGATACAAAATATATGATGTCGATAACCATCAATGGCCAACTGATGATATGTATGTTAGCAGAATGGGCTATGTCCACAGGTGCTAAAATGGTTCAAGTGAACACAGATGGTATCACCTGTCTTGTTCCAAAAAACAATAGAGCGGCGTTTGATAAAATATGTAAAGAATGGGAAGATCACACAGCGCTTGAATTGGAATACACCAATTATGACGCAATGCATATACGTGACGTAAATAGTTATATTGCTGTAAAACCGGACGGTAAGGGCAACAAACGCATTGGTGCATATTGTCATGTCACACCCGCCGAAGACCCATACACACGTGAATGCCTGTGGCATAAAGACCATTCAATGCTGGTGGTACCGAAAGCCGCCGAAGCTAAACTTGTAAACAACGTAGATATCGCAGATTTTATCATGCGACATAAAGACCCATTTGATTTCCTATTGTCAGTCAAAGTACCAAAGACATCGCGATTGGAAATGTGGTGGTTGGATGGCCGGAAAGAACCTGTGCAAAAAACCTGTCGCTACTACGTGTCAACAAAAGGCTGTACACTGACCAAGATCATGCCACCATTAGCGCGGAACCCGGACAGGGAACGCCCCATTGGTGTCGAAAAAGGTTGGACAGTTAAAGTGGTCAATGACATCAAAGATTTTTCATGGGATGATGTGAATTGGTTGTATTATATTGAAGAAGCCAAGAAGTTGACATCGTGGGTAAACTGATTAAGCCAGTTCTTCTGTCATGGTCAAATCGATATAACCGACATTCGGAAATGTCTCAATTGAACCATCTGCGAACGTCACTTGAAATTCACCTTTTTTGAGCAAACCCATCGTAAGGGTGTCCGCTGTTTTCCAGTCGTATTTGAAACCCTCTTCCATCGTGCCTTCACCATCAACATCAATCATTGCAATACTTGCAGCTTGTTTATCAATAGTTAGCAATCCGTTATCACCCACCGCTGAAAACACAACCGTTGCCCCGGTCAATATTTGATCGGCTTGTAGAATAGGTACATAAGCAATTGACGGTGATGTGTCACCGCTTTTGATTGAAAAGTTCATTGACATTTTATTATCGAAGCCTTGTCGCCCCGTCCCTGTTTGCTATATTTCAAAAACCCTACCACGATGTTGATTACCTAATACACTGTTTATTTTCTGTTTGGCCACAATGCGCCCAAAATTCCTGCTTTTCTTCGCAATAGATACACGTCTTTTTGACAATGTTTCAACTGTAGCGGTGTCTGTTTGTGCAGAAGTGACCATGGTAATATTACCCACCCCGACACGTGAACCCGTGGCAGCACTGGTCTGTGCTGTGACCGTATCTGCTGCGTCACCTTCACCAGTAGCGACACCCACGGCATTATCGATCTGGCTTGCAGATGTGTCAGCAGCGTTGCCTGAACCAATACGTGAGCCTGTCACACTGTCTAACTGCACGGCAGATGTGTCAGCAGCATTACCTGAGCCAATACGTTCACCTATGGCGCTATCGGTTTGGGGTGTAACCATAGTGTCTGCAACACCTGACCCGACACCCGGCCCATCTGCATCTGTGGCGTCATCAATCTGGCTGGTGGACGTGTCAGATGCATTACCCAATCCAACACGCGAACCTGCCACACTGTCTAATTGTGCAGCAACCGTATCAGTTGCATCACCCTGCCCTGTGGCCGTACCTACCGCATTATCGATCTGACTTGCAGATGTGTCAGCAGCGTTACCTGAACCAATACGTGAACCTGTCACAATATCGATCTGTGCGGCAGATACATCAGTGGCATCACCTGACGCAATACGCTTACCCGTGGCAGCACTGGTTTGTGCAGCAACTACATCAGCAGCATCGCCGTGTCCTGTTGCCACACCCACAGCGTTATCAATCTGGCTGGTGGACGTGTCAGCAGCGTTACCCACCCCGGCACGTGAACCAGCCAGATCATCTGTTTGGGGTGTTACCATCGTGTCAGCATCACCTGACCTAACACGTACACCTGTTGCGTCATCGGTTTGATCAGAAGCAGTAGTTGCTGCGTCACCTTCACCACCGGAACTGGCAGGGGGTGCATCTATCAATGTCAGCGTCATAGAGCAAAGTTGGTGGGTACCAGTTACACTTACAGAAGCGTTAGGCCCAACCGTACCTATCGCGGTGCGCTGTCCATATGCGACACCAAGCATACTGTCATTACCAGCGCTGCTTAGGTCAAGTCCTGTGGTTAAACTAGCAAGATCACTATCTGTCCACGCTGTCGCCGCTTTATTATCACCACCAGTAAATAAGTGCATACACATTTGTGCGACTTCGGTTGTTGTGACAGTAGAAAAAGAAACATAAGGCGCTATGGTACCAGAAGTTGCAGTGGTGAAATCTGCAACGCTGACTATGTTGCCACTTGTTGAAGGCGACCAGCCAAAAGATACTGCATGAAAGTGATCTTCTGTGCCAGCGCACCCAAATGTAGGGGCGCTTTCAGACGCGCTAATATCTTGTTTTTCAAATAGTGAAAGGCGGGTATCTTTAGCTGTAACACCTGCGCTAATTATATGCCCTATAAGTTCAAAACCGTCACTACCTACGTTCTCTGGTTCGCTATTTAAAGGGTTTGTTTCAATGATGACATACGCCGTGTCACCAGCAGCAAAGCTGGCATGCAACGCAACGGTTGCATCACCAGTTGTACTTTCCGTTGGCGCACCAAAGGGGACAAAGGACGGCGTTCCCATGGGTTATGCCTTATGCGGGTTGTGTACGTGTTGCTGAGTTTATTTTCAATTCCTCATTCAACGCATATGTCAAACCTGTTAATTCAATATCGGCACCGGAACCAACCAGACCAACGGTTACGGTGACGATTACGGCATCTGCTACACTTTTGTAAAATGCTTGCGTGATTGTCCCGGCCTGTGTTGTCACATCGGACGTGATCGCGTTAGCCGTGGCCACACCAGCTACAGCAGCACCAAACGCCGTTGCTGAGAACGGAAGTTTTGCAATTTCTGCGTTACTGACATCTTGGAATTCAATGTATCCACCACCGTCAAGCAGGGCGTTTACTGCGTCACAGGCCGCATTACGGGCCGCTGTTGATAAAGTACTCATAGGTTATGTTCCTTGACTGTTAGATATGATAAAATACTTATAACAATATCTGACTTTAGATCAACAACAACCTATTTTCTTATTTCTTGGATAGCCATCTTGTGAAAAATGCTTCAACCCCACGCGGCCCTAAGTAACTGAGCATTATGATAACACCTATCTGCACGTGATCATTTGCGCCCATCCAGTTTGCGGCAGCTTCGCCAAAGAAACCCATACCCAACGCAATTGGGATTTCCCACAATAATTCAATGCTAAAAAACTTGCGGTTCTGTTTTCTGACTTCGCCTATATGCCACATAATACGCCCTAACGCTGCACCTATAATGGTAACGCCAGCGCCCCCTGAGAAACTTCGAACCGTATCTATAAGGTCGCTTTCGTTATTAAATAACATGGTATTAACTTTCTTGCGTAATGGGTACCTGTCTTTAGGTTAGTTGTTAGCACAACTTAAGATAGTCACCAACTACATTCTCGTTCGCCTGTTTTATTCGTCTTGAAGTCTTTTTTTAGATTGGTAGGTGCGTTAGCTGCACGCCATTCAAGTTCAAGTTTACTGAACCTACGTCGTTCTTCCACATCGCAAAACTTGGCTTCTTTTTCAACCGCAATAGTCTGGGTCGTCAAAATGCAACCACTTACACCCGAAGTCAACCAGATCATCAGGAGTGAGATTATCAATTTTGTCATCGCTTTTCCTATCCTCTTTTATGTTTTCAACCGTGGCAGCTTTACCCGCTGCATCGATTTCCGTAACCACGTCATCACGTGCATCTTTGCGAATTACAACCACACCAGCGGAAAAAATCGCTATTGCAAGTGTCACATAAATCAACATGGTGTAGCTTTTACCGATACCTAGTAAGTTCAGCATGATTAACGATCCCCTTGTGTCCATTTTTTGATGCGCTCACGAAACACATATGCCAAACACCCTAATGCAACACTTGCCAGTGCAAACTGTGGTGATACACCAAAGCTTTCAGTGAATGACCCTACAATACCTTTGGCCTGATCTGACAGGTTAGCAGCGGTCGCAATAGCTGCTGTGATTGTCATATTACCTGTTGATGATTGCACCATACTTGTACGGGGTTGTGTACCATCCCTGCGTTCATTGACAATCGGCGCTGCTTTTTCAACACCATAGTTAACAGCGACCAGTGCTGTTTCGTATTCACGGCAGAGTTCAGCAATCGCCTGTGCTTTATCTGTGCCGTTTACAATACGTCGCGAACCCACGTAATCAGACTTATCCAATGAGAAATAATCACTGAGTTTTTTACCTGTGAACAGCCCTTCTGCCATACCGATTACCAAGATTTGAACAGTATTTTCAGGTAACAGCACATCATCAGGGTTTGTCAGGAAATCCACACCAAGTCGCATTCCCATTTTATGATAGTTTTGTTCCCACGTTAGCTGTACCAACCCACGACCGTGCCACGGGTAATAACGCAGATTGTTTTTGCGCCAAGTTTCCGATAACCAATATGCTTCGACAACTGGTCGCATCGTTCTTCCGGTTTCCCAATACGCCGTCGCAAGAACACAGGCAAGTTCGTTTCGTAAAAGACCCTGTTGTTTTGCAAATCTGATTATTTCTTTCGATAACCCAAGGTTTAAATCAGCCATTTTCATTCATCCTTTGTTTTATTGCATTACTGTCTTAACCTGCCATACATAGATACTTCACCGGATGTTAAAGTGCCAATGCTTGACAAAGAGAACCATACCGCATTAACCGCATCATTTGATACGCGCACACCAGCGCCTTGTTCAATTTGTATCCTACCAGAAGGATCGAAGATTGTACCGACTAAATCCACAAGTGTAAAATTAGCCCCGGCAGGGTCGTATAGATTAACCGTGCCTGAAAAACCCTTATTCACCATATTACCAATGGCAGCAGTGAGTGTCATTTCGTTTTGCCCAGTCAAGAGGTTCGTCTTTAGATAATCATTCACAGCGCTGTCATATGGTGCGCCACCTGTGGAACTTGTACGCATTTGCAATTGTGTGCCGTTTAATGACCCATAGAAATTCCTGAATACAAACTGATAATCTACATATTTTGTATTATTAAATTCTGTGAACGTCATTTCAGCATCAAGCGGGGTTACTGATTTGGTGATAATATGGTTAAACGCTGGTGCACCCGCTAACGCTGTGCCATCACCGCGTTGAAAAAATGACAAACGATACTGACCTGTTGCGATCTGACGTATCCACCCCCTATCCCCGGCGCGAACTTGTATGTCTTCGTCATTGGGCAACCTGAAATTTGTTGCATGGTGTGATAATAACGGCGCACCTGTGAAATATACTTCAATAGCCACAGCGCCGCCAATATTAGCAATTCCTGTGATGTTTGTGTCACCATCAATGATATAAAAATTACCAGTGCCATCAAAGGATATGCTTGATGCTGCTGTAACATTAGCACCTTGGCTTTCAATAATCATGTGGTTATTGGTGTCAAGATTACCACCAAGTTCAGGTGTTGCGTCATCAACTAAATCTGAACTACCAACAGCAGTAAAAATATCAGTTGTGATATCAAACTCACCCATTTTTATATCGGCGTCAGTACCGTTGTAGATCATAACTTCCCAGATATCAGGATCGACTGTGGACTTTACCCATAAACAACCCAATGCCGCGTCAGGTGGCCTAGATGCACCTGAATTACCTGATAGCATCGCATCTAATATGGCATTGATATCACCAGCAGCTTCGGTACCTGACCATGGTGCAGTTATCGGATTTTCGCGTGTGTATTGGCTCATATTAAATCCTTATATTTTCTTACCAAACCCGATAGCATGCCAGTCAAAAGTGGCAGCAATTGAAGAGGCACCACTATCAAAAAACTCTATGGTGAAACCTGTTGCTGTGACAGTTCTAGTGGTTGTAAATCCACTTGGCAATCCCTGACCGTCTATCAGCAATGAAGGTACTGATCTAAATTCATCTGTAAATGATACTGTCACGCCACCAATAGGCGCTGTAACATCAAGGTCTTCCTCTATTCGTTTTGGTACATCAGCGGATAGTGATAATGCAGTTAACTTAACGGTTAGTGTTGCGTCCCCCACCGTCAATATAATGCGTGTTTTAAACGCACGCGCAATGTATTCACCGATTGACAGGTTTTCCCATGCAGACCATACAGGGCTTACCAATGGATCATCTGATGTAAATGCAATTTGTATTCGTGCCGACCAATCGGTTGCCGCCTTATCGAATAAATTCAATTCATCAAACAAATTTACTATTTCAAACAGGTCATTACCTGCAACCACACCTTCGACTGTTGCGTCGGCTTTAAGGCGTGTTTCATACACCGCACCAAGATCAAGGACTGTATCGGAAGTGTATATGCCTTCTAGCGTTTCCGCGTCAGGTGGTAAAAATGATAATGTGTCTGTACCAGTATCAAGAGTGATGCCAGTGTCATATGTACCTGTGAAATCAGGGTCACAATTAACAGTTTCAACAACTTGAAACGCGGCGACATCTGCTGAATTTACAGTTACCAATACAGCATCAGCGCTTTCAACACCTAATTGTGAAATTGCTTTGATTAAATATGTACCGTTGCGTGCCGGAACCGTCAAATGTGAGGCGGTGATATTATTATTTACATCGATTGAAGATGACCACACAGGGCTGACATCTGATGAAAACCGCATGCGATAATGGCTTATGTCTGATCCGGCATCAGCCCATGTGAAGAATGATTGACCAGCCGCCACTTGCACTTCAAAATCCCTGACAATACCGGGTACACGATCTGTCACCGTAGAATATACGGAACCAGCATTCACCCATGGGCTGGCGATACCTGAGTTGGTGACAACACGTATGTCGACATTGTAGCTTATCTTTTGGTTCACCACGTTCGAATATATAACTGATCTAATATTCAGCATTGGGCCGACTTCCCATACCTCACTAAATGACGGCTTCCAACGAAGTTGAAAATGATCAGGTACAGCACCTTCTTCGAAGTTCGGTTCTGCCTCAACACCAATGCGTGCACGGTCAACTGCACCTTCTTCAACAAGCGCGGCTTGCTCGCCGGAAAAAACCCTGAACACAATTGGTGGTTCAAGTTGATCATGCGCCCTTATATTGGAAACACTGGGTACATATGGCGGTATCACACCTTGGTCAGCTTGCAGAATAATTGATGCTGCTGGTACCAGTTCTATAGATGCTTGAAGATCACCCAAGTGGTTTATATTGGCTATCAAACCCTCAAACGCAACAGTACCCATTTCGACAACCTGAACCAAGTCACCTTCATAAACAAGGATTTGCCCCGGCACCACAACCGTATCACCGTCTGCGTCAATACTTGTTGAAAAACTGCTTTCGTCACCTGTTGCCGTGTCACGAATATAAAACGTATAAGTGCCAGCATCAACATTGATGCGATCAGTGAATATCACGGTTGTTTCGTCTTCACCGATATCATACGATACGTTTTTGATTAATGAACTATCCAAGCCCATCAACGACACATCATGCACGACACGTATTTTATCACCTTTTGACCAAGGCATGTGTTCCAGATCGACATTTACTGAAATACGCTCAGGGCGGTGAATGGCTTGTGCCAAATGATATCTACCCAACCGCCAACCGTTTGATTGATCAATATCGCTTGCACTTAAGACCACCATTGGTAACGGAAGTGTTTCAAATTCTGTCGCATTGGTTTCGTCATACCCGTCAGCATAAACAACGTATTCATCGGTTTGCCAATTGCGTTGTTCAGATATAACTTGTACCTTAAAACCATGGATTGCTTTAGGAAATACAATTTCCCCATCAAAGTTGTAACTGTTATGCGGTGTCAGGTGGCCCACAATAGGCCCGGCACCACCATCACGGATAATTGTATGCTTAAGATCACGGAAACCGCGTGACGCACGCCCTGACGCCGCAATAGCATCAAGTGCATCGCGTATTGTAATAACCTGATCAAACACCCCGTCACACGTCCAATGGGGTTCCTCAGTGGCCCAATCTAAAAGATCGTCCAATAATATCTTGTTATCAGCAAGCGGTTGCTGGTTCATCGGGCCTTGTAGTATTCGCGCAAACGCCCAAGCAGGGTGCCTGTTGGGTTCTGGATCACCCCACGCAGCACCATCCCACTTGGGCACCAGTTGTTGTGCAACAGCGTTCAGTGTTTGAACTACACCGTTTAGTTGATCACTGGCTTTAATACGAATAGCAACTTCTGACATATCAGGATCGTTAGGTAATGAACCTTCTTTAAAAGAGCGCAATACCGAAAAATAACTTTCAGTTACATATTGATTACCGACCGCCGCGCCATCATTTCTGACATCATCATCTTCGGTAACCCTGCGTACCATTACTTCATATTTACCATTGGTCGGGAATTGGATTTCGTGCGTGTATTGCAATCCAGATGTGACAATATTTGTAAAGTGTTTTGTACCTGCGAACACCCAACTATCACCGGGGTGTGGCTCTACACTGCCAACATCATCAAACACGCCGACTTCCAGTGGTGCAGGTGGTAACGCATATCGTGTGCAAACAACAGGGCCATCACGCCCTACACTTGTACACACTGTTTGGTATTCCACAACAACTTCGTCACCGGGTGTCATTACACCAAGGTTAGTATCATCACCAGATGTCCCGGCAAGACGATAATAGTATTCAAAAGCAGCGGTTGTTTGTGTCTTGCTGCCACCACTGTAATAAAGCAACCCACGTGGGAACCGGATATCCACACTGGCAAATGTTGTATCGTTTCGTGTTTCGCGAAAAATGATATCTTGATAATTCAATAAGATATTGTAACCATCTTGTGTGATATTATCAGGGTACAAAACCATAGGTTCCGACCAGTCACGCCAACCAACCACCATGTCTTCAATTTCAGGGATATTTGCAATGGTCAGGTCTTCATCAACATTCCTGAACTCAATTTCAACACCCTCAAATGCAGTGATATCAGTTGTGCCTATTTTCAATGTTTCAAGCGATATAGGGCCATAACCAAACGTATATCGACCATGGTAGATTACATCTTGTCCGTCCATTTGTGTATAACCGCGTGCTGATTTTGGCGGGTAGAGCAAATGGCGACCAATCAAGATTGGGAAAACACCATACCGCCTTTCAGCATTAGATGACCCGGTGATGGTAAAATTAGTGCCATCTTCTGATTGTAACGCGCGTGACGGTGGTTTTGGTGGTGGGATTAGCGCACTAATCAAAAGTGCACCAACAACACTGATTACAGCAGTTGCAATGGTGGCAGCAAAACCAGTAAAACCAATAGCGGTTGCGATTGCAGGTGCCGCTGCCGCAATGATAGCGGAAAAAATCGGGCCGATTAAAGGGCCATGGACAGGTTGTGAAATTGTAACAAACGCACCTGCTTTTGGTCGCACAAGGTGCCACTTACTCATAGGAACAATTGCACTGGCAGCACCAACAGAAATGACAACCTGATAATGCATTAATTGTTCAGGTGGCAGGTTATGATTTCTGATGATGTCCGTTACGGTCGCCCCTGCACCAATTTCAATAGCATTAGGTGGGGAACCAAAAGGGTGTTCAAATGATACTGTTTCAATCAACATACCTGTAAACCCCTTCAAGGCGTGGCAACCAGATTGATGATTTCCAGTTCTCGATAACTGAACCCGGTTCTTTTTCACAATGAAGCATAAAACGACGGTCAAGACAATAACCGATATGCAAAGCCCTACCAGCAACATTAAATAATACACCGTCGCCTTCGGTTGCTTCTGATGGGTCAATCTTGTTCCAAATCAGTTTGGCATTTTCAACCGTCCTGTTTCGCACAGCAGACCGCATGTCACATAATGGATCAAATAAATCCCTATCCATTCGTTCTTTTTGTAGGCGCAGAAAAAATCCAAGACAGTCTATGCCGTCAAGTGATCTACCATCTTCCAAGTAAGGAATACCAATCCACTGATCCGACCAAACCATTAGAATAAACCGGGGGTTCTACCGGGTGTCATCGTTTTATAACCACATTGTCTGTCAAGTACGGGTTCTGCACCTAATGTGCCTGACACTGAAAACATATTGTATTTTGCAGCGGTCAATTCCAATTCCATTGGGCCACGTTCGATTATATCCGGTTGTGAAGCCAGTACCCATGACACGGTTGCGGTGACCTTACCTGTGACCTGTCTGAGTGCAGAAACTAACCGCCTATCGGTGTTATCCGCACGCCATGATAACACAGGTACACCGTCATCAACTTCATCAGGCAAGTTGATTTCAAATGAAAAAGCTTTGTATATGTCACCGCCGTGTGTCAAAGGTAAATGGTCATTCACCAAACGTTCAACCCACGCACCTTGTGACAACTTAATCAATGTCAACCACACTTCGCCTGTCGAGCGTTCATTGACAGATTGAGTTGCAGCAGGGCTAAGGGTGTTTGGCATTACGGCATAACCTCTAACGACATACCGACCCGATACAGATCATCGCTATTTTGTTCATAAATATATTCAGGTGGTGACAGAAACCGGAATGTTTCCGTTACACCAGTGCGCGGGTGTGTGGCGGTGAACGGTAGAGCGCCCATAGCAAGTGTTACAGCGTGAAAATCCGCAATGACTTCGGTATCTGCAATAGACATGCTGTCAGTAAGCCCACTGTAAGGTTTTGGTGCACCTGTGAACCGCGTGCGTGTCTTTGCCGCGCCTTTGCTCATAGGGGTTCGTATAACAGCGTCAGGGCCGCTTTCCTTGACTGATTGCGGTGATGCTATGAATGATACAGCAATGGGCCATACAGCGGTTGCCATGATTATGCCCCCATCGGTTGTTGTTTAAGGCCAAAGCGTGATTTCAAAGCTTTATCCATACCACCATTGTTGACAACTTCCGTCATGGTCTTGCGAAGATATACATCAATACGACCGGGCGATTGGTCAACACGTGTTTCATCGGCAGAATTTTCATATATGTTTACAACAACATTCTGATCACCACCTGACCCACCACCTTTACTGTGATCAATCACACTTTCGTTAGGGTGAAGGATGGCATGGAAACCACCGCGACCGTCAACACCACCTGTGCGCGATCCTTGACCAGTGCTGCCGCCACCCATGAATGAAGGCAGACCAAGTGTGCCAGTACCAGATGGATTACCAATGCCACCCAACCCAAACGTAATAGCCCCTGCAATACCTGCACCAATGGCGTCAAATATGGGCTGTGTAGCCACTTCGATCATTTTATCTAGGATATTCTCCAAGATGCTCATCATGGCGTCCCCTGCCGACTTAGTTCCTTTACGCAAAGCGTTAAAATTCGAAGCTATTGAACCAGATATTGATTTACTCACATCTTCGAATATCTTCTTAATGCGTTTTGCATCCTCGGATAGTTTATCAGCAACACCGCTCTTGCCGCCTTTACCGTCGCTGCCGCCACCGCTGAACCAATCACGAACATCAATGCGTTTACCCTGATCATTCGTATCCTTAAGCAATCCCTGCAATTTTATAAGACCAGCACCAGTGTGACGTGATGCAGTGTTCCATTTATCAGCAACATTTTTCCAGATAGGAACCATGTCCTTGGCGCGGTTACCAATGGCCACAATGTTATCACCGAACGCGACAAAACTTGATTTGCTAAGGCCGACCGCGTTCTTGACACCTTCCGGTAACAAATCCATTAACGCATTCCACCCCTTAAGCATGAAATTCATGGCCTTTTGGAACACCAGCACGATATTACCGATTGCAATGGTGAACGCCGCATCAACAGCAGCAGACGCCGCCTTACCTTCGGCAACCCAAGCATTCACCTTGAACCGCCAAAAGTCAAAGAAATCACCAGCAACTTCACTGAGTACCGCAATAGCAGAACCAAAGTCACCTGTCTTGCGAACAAGACGTGTAAATTGAAAAGCAACTTCACCCAACCCGACCAAAAAGATACCAATCCCTGTGCGAAGCAATGCGCCTTTCAAGAACACCATTGCCCCGGCAAGTGACATCGTAGCTATACGTGCTACAAGAAAACCAGCAACCCATTTAACCGTAAAAAATCCAACAACAACCGCTGCTGTAATTATAATCCGGTCAAGGTTGTTTACGACCACATTGGCCATGTCGATCATGAAATTACCGAAGATTTGCATCTTCTCAATAAGCGCACTGAAATCATCTTGCAACACCCCAAGTATCGGTGTGATGGATGATAGCGCCGCGCCTGACTTATCGAAGGCAATAAATAGTGAACCGAAGACCGCAAGCAACGCCGCCATGATAGCGCCGAATGGCCCGAAGAATTGAAGCATCTGACCGCCCTGTTGAGTGAACGCAAGCATAGCATCTTGACCACCTGCAATCTGAACTGCAAAGTCAGTCATTTGAAAACCGAACTGCTGTACTGCCCTGCGATTTTGGTTCAGACCTTTGTTCCACGAACCCTGTAACGCTTGTGTTTTTTTGATGTTGTTCTGAACCGTACCGAAGCTACGTTGTGATCTGTCGTTAGCTGTGACATTAAACCGTAAACCCCTAGACATCACAAACCACCTTATTTTTTATCTTGTGCTTCTTTGACTATTTGGAAATATGCCATCCAACCGTCGATTATGTCAACAGGCCAACCATACACTTCTCTTGCATCTTTGTTTAACCTATCGGCAACGGCAAATACAGAAAATAATAGCTGGTCTTCTTCTAGTTCTTTTTTATGGCGTCACCATCGTCTTCATCACTACCGTCTTCTTCATCAAGGTCACTATCTTCTTCGCTCATTTGTTCACCAAACAACGCGAAAAAAATCTCGGATATAACTTCAACACCAAGCCTGTCCAGACGCGGAATATCGGTAGCGTCAAACGCTTTGTCACCAAGAGTTTTATTTTCTTCATCGGTGACAACACGTGCCTTGCGAACCACCATACGGATTTGACCAGTAAAGTCGTTAGCGTTGTTCTGGAAATAGAACGGCATTTTCATCTTCTTGGATATATGCGTATTGATCGCATCAAAATCAGCAGGTGTTAACGGCAATGTACCCAATAGGTGCTTGGTACCGTCAAGTTCAATTGTGGCAATACTTGCAGATTGTTTTTCGACTTGCGCAATAAGTGCGTTAGATAAAATACCCATTATGCTACATCAGCAGGTGTTAGTGCGCCGTTACCCATGATCTTCATTGTGTATTCAATAAGACCATCGTGCGCTACCGTGTAATCAACTGTCTCAACAATTCCAGCACCGCTGAAAAATTCAAGACCTGTTGTGTCACCTTCTGGGTACATTTCCACAGCGGCGATTTCATCACCGACACGAACACTTAATTGACCAGTGGCGTCCGAAGGATCATACAGGCATTCAAGATCGACAGACCAGTTTTTTAACCCTGTCTTCTTCTTATCCCAACCACCCGAACCCATAACATGTGCGTCAAGCATTGCCGCGCTTTGATTGAGTTTAAAGTTCTTGATTTCAGCAACGACACCAGCGCCGAATTTAACCGAACCTGCTTCACCGAAAATGGTACTCATGATATAATCCTTATGTTATTGCAACTTCGCTGTTGCCGCCACGTGTATGGTACACCATATCGTACCGCATTACTATTTCTGCTAATGGTTTAACACCATCTGCACTATCCGTAAAGTTAGTTTGTACTAAATCCCAATGCTTGACGATATTGTCCAATCCGGCACCGTCCATTGCCGCATCAAGCAGCACCGAAATACTATCTAAATCATCGTCCAGATTTTCACTTGCTGCCGCAATTGTTGTTCGAATATATAACGAAGCTGTGTTTTGATGCAGGTTATCCATTGATATAGTTTCTGAGTTTTCATTCAAGAACTTCATATCAATGACAGGTAATTCATCGGAATTTATCGCATATTTCCTTGATGAAAATATACTGTAGGAAGGGAAGGCAGTTTTCAATGCGCTCTTGACCAGATTGCGTATCTGCGTTCTTACGTGTGCCATTTTAACATGCGTCTTCCAAGTATATAACAGTCACACCTGAACCATCATGTTTCCACATGCGAACTTTATAATCAGTATTTCGAACTGTTAGGATTTGCCCCTCAGCAATATCTTGCAGCTTTGATGATGCACATGTAAATGTGGTTTCAGGAATAAGTACCGTTATCCCTTCGCCGTTTTGTGCGTCAATATGTTCATCATCAAAAATGCCAGCTATTGGTTTGTCTGTATAGTTATTCAGAACGGCTAAAATCTCTTCCCCAAATTCTGAGGAAGAGAAAATAACATCTAAATCTGTTTCCAGACACGCCATTGGCATTAGGTGGTACCACCGGGTAGTTTGCCTTCGGTTTTACCTTTGCCTTTGGTTTTGGGTTTACCGTCACCAACGGGATCGTTGGTTTCTTCCGCTTTAGGTGGTGACATGTGGCATAGGTTTTGCCAATCACCAGTTTTGCTGAATTCACGTTTCGAAATCACCTGACCTACCTGAATAGGTGCGCCACCAACACGAAACGATTTTAGTGCACGAATGTTACCTTTTTTCTTATTATCTGACATGATTTTATCTCCAATGTCGATTTGCGTTAAAACAGTTTAGCGTGTCAGGCTTTGAAGGTCAGCAGGTTACCGCTGACCCTAATCTTAAGAAGGGTTATTATACCCCGTCGTTACCAAGAACGAACGAACCTACACGCTGTACACCAAAGTCAACCGACTGAATTGCACGAAGCATGATGCCGCCTGATTTGAACAAGATACTTGTATCACGATCCAAATCAAGACCACCCCACATGCCCATCAGCATATCTGACCAGTTGCCGAAGAATAAGTCACCATCGGTAACTTGGTTGCTTTCGATGTTGCTGTGACCAATCAAGCGATCACCGTCATTTTCCATCAAGAAACGACCAGAACCAGCATCCAATTTGGTTTTCAAGAAACCACCAACCATGTTGGAGTTGGATAAGAAGTGCAGGTTACCAAGAAGCGCGTTGTTACCCGCTACTTCTGTACGCATGTCAATGATTTCATCACGTGTTGGTTGTGCGGCAGCAAACGTTGCTGACCCGATACCAGTAGTGTTTTTGATACCTTCTGGTACACCCGCTGCACCGGAACCCTGCAAACCTGCAAGATCAATACCCAACACAATCGCGGTCAACAACTGAGTACGCACATACATTTCCATGGAAATGGTTGATTGCATCAGCATACGCCGTGTCATTTCAGTACGACCAGCGATGTCTTTTACAGACAGGGTGATCTTACGGAATGTCGGGTTGGTTTCGGCAGCGTCATCGCCCTCAGCAGCTAACCATGCAGCGGCAGAATTTGTGTCACCACCGGGGATTTCCACATTGCTATCCAGACCCGGAAGGATCGTAACACCAGCCCGTAGAATTGCCGATTGATTGCGCAAATTATCGATGAAGCGATTTGCCAAGTGATCAACAGTTTGCACGTTAGGGTGTGCAGTTGTGGCCATTGGCGCACGAACACCGTCCTGACCGAACGTTGACCAGTTACGCATGATTTCTTCGGGCAAGCGCGCACCGTTTGTCTGTCCGTTGAAATTGCGTGCAGCAGCTTCGGTAGCTTCCATTTCAAATGCAGCGGCTTCGTAATCTTCATTACGCGCACCATCTTGAAATGTGCGTGCTAGGCGAACAATTGAAAACTCACGCGCTTCTTGGTTTGAAATACCAATATCGTTGTTAACCAACGGCACGTCATCGGGTAGCGCCATACGCAATTCACCACGGTATGCAGCAAGTGACGGAACCGCCCCTGCACGCATTGCCTTTTCAATAAAAGCAGCAGCTTCATCAGCGCGATTGTGCGAACGGCCAAGGGCCGTGATTTCTGACATTTGATCTGCAATCTCAGCAGCACGTGCTTCATCGCTCAGTACATTACCAGCGATGACACCATCAGCCGGGGGTGTGCCTGACGGTAGACCGCCCGACGCACGTTGACCCTGTGCGCCACCATTTTGTGGAGTAGCAGCAGGGGTTACGGGATTTGTGTTAGGCATGATGCCCTCCATATTTAGTTGGTTTGCTCGACCCACACCGACTGTTTCATCAGCAGGTATCGACACGATAGAGGCTTCCATCGGTTTCCATTGCGTAACGCGATATTCACTTGGTAGATCATCGTCACGTTCCGTATGTTCGACTTTGGACACATTATATCCAATCGAAACATTCCGCATGATGTCGTCATCGACATCCATTTTGACCGCCTGAGCCTCCGGGCGACGGCTAAATTTAACTTCAACATAAACACGCTTGGCGTCTAACCATGCTTTCAAGATCACACCAATTTGACCTGACCATGAATTATGTTGATACAACAAAGGCGCACGACCACTGTTAAGGAACGTCAAATCAACAGATTTTTTGTCGTGCACTAAAATTTCATTACCGCGCCAGCGTGGAACAGGTGTTTCTGACGACAGTGGGAAAATATATGTGGCTTCTGCGCCATCGCCTGAGCGTTCAAAACTCATACCTAAATTACGATGTTCCAACGTATCCGCAACAGGTGCTTCGCGCTTAATCAATTCGTTATTCATCATCATCATCACCACTACTAGGTTTAGTTTCAATATTACTAGCACCACCAAAGTCTTGGGTCAAACCATAATCACTAAGCAGTTGTTCATCCTGTTGTATCTCACGTAAATGTTCTTCCAAAGACCGCCCTGCTTTACTCACTACTTGTGATAATGATTTAGACCGTGATGCCATTGCTTCATTATCCGCTTTTACATCTTTTGATGGATCGATTTGATCCCAACCACGACCTGAAAAACCAAAGCTTTCAAGGATGATTTTAGATCGACTTGGTAAGATTTTACTATCAACATTGAATGCCACGTGTGATGGCAACCACATAAGGAATATTTCTTCCATCCCACCTTCAATGAAAAATTGCTGCGTGTTTCTATAGTGTTCACGATCTTCACCAATGATACCACGATGTGTTGAATAGGATAACTTAGCCGTTTCATACCCCAAAGACACAGGTGATATGTTTAAGCCCATGGAAACATCGGTTTTAAGTTGTTGTTCAAAATCACTAAAATCACTAACTGTTCCACCGGGATCAAACATTTCAAGATCAAGACCACGTGGTAATTTTTTGAATGTGCCGGGTTCCACGTCCATTTCAAATGTGTCGTCAACAGTGTCTTCGCGATCAGCCATGCCCGTAAGATCAGTATCACCATCTGCCATTGCACTTTCGGTAAGAATACCCATGGCACTTGCTTTTACCCTACGTCCTGTCACTTCGGCTTCGCGATATCCATCAATCATTTTGACGGAATTAGGTACGGAACTTGCAGGTGGTTCACCACGTGTTTGACCGGGGCGAAGGCGCTCATACAGGTGTAATATCTTTGATGCAGATACGCGGCGATAACGTGTGTTAGTTCGCGGCATTACCCATGACATATCACCGGGGTGTTGATGCAGGAAATGGTACGCAACGTGTTCACCGTTCTTATCGATTTCCACACCAAGTCGAATTTCATTGCCTGTGTTCGGGTTAATTGTGTTCAATGTTTCATCAAGTAGGTCACCTTCAAACACGTTAAATTTGAACCCGTCAGGGTATTTAGCGTTTTCCACTCGTTCAACGAATACTTCACCGTCGTTGCAATAAGCAGATACAAGTAGTTTCTGAAATTGGTTACCTGATGTTTTACCATCAACCATTGGTTTCCGCATGAATGATTTGAATGCTTTTTCAACGTTCGTATTTAACGTAGTATCCAAGACACCATCATGTTTCATCACACGCACGGTTAGTTTGAACCCGGCAACACCTACCACATTGTCACGCATTAACCGGATATAACGCTTACCTGCACTGCTGTTTCGTGCCATCGCACGTATCTTATTTCGAACCTTCGGCAATACATTTGCCAATTCATAATCAGCAGAACCGGGCGATGACGCGAAATCACCATAATATGCTTTATTCATTCCGGCAGTATAGCCGCGTGATTTTACAGGGTTGCGGTGTGAACGACGTGACCGTTTTACAGAAGGGACGTTCGATTTCGCTTCGATTACAGAAGGGGCTAGCCCAAAAATACGTGCAAATATAGACATTATTTAAGCCTTACCCGAATTGAATTTACATTGGTTGGTTTGTCATTAAAAATACCAAGTTGCCTTGGTTGATTATTGATTTCACGCATGTAGTAATCGCGCCACTGACGAAGGTCTGACACTGACATTTTAGTGATTGAACGCGACTTAACAGAATAGCTTTCGACATCACTATCTGCACGGTTATTCAACACGCTTTCGATCTTTTTGACCATGATTTGCGCGTGTGATCTACGCTCAGATGTGGTTGTAAATATCTCAATTTCACCACTGTCTACAATCAATTCACGATCATCAGCAATGCGTGTAACGATTAAATCCCAGAAAAAATCACCAGAAACCCAATCTGTCATATCAGCGGGTACAAGATCAACAGCCCAATCTGTGCCTGACACAACCGCCATTGTAATATCTTGGTCTATGGCAGCAACACCATCTGCCAATGGTGCATAGGGGCGTAGTTTGTATCTGACCGTATATAAAGCGCTGTCGATGTTAACACATCGTTGCCACTGAACGGATTGATCGGTAGAGAAATTTAAAGGCTCGCCTTCGGGTGCTTCACTTAGGTCAAAAGGATCAATCATTTTTCCATCCATCTACCCACTTCTTCTTCCTTCTGGTTTTTGAAGGCGTATATGGTTTTTCTTCAACCACAGTTTCTTCGATGGGTTTAGCACGCATTACCTCATTCATCAATGCTCGTCTTTGTGCATTTAAGTCAACGCCCATAATCTCTAACGCAGCAGTAGCATAAACCCTGCAATCCCAAGGTTCATTGCGCTTCCGAAACGGCAGAAATTCCTTCACTTTGCGTCCGTTTTTGAACTTAGTGATTAGTTTTTCAGATACCAAACCTTTAAAATAATCATCATTATAACTGTCATCATAGCCTTCACCTTTCGGGAACACACAGTTACCAGCCAAATCAGGATTATCTATCCTTAATCGGGCAGCAACGGTTTCTTTAATCGTATGAACACCCAACGGATATAATGGTATTTTTAACACGTTGGCGCGTGATGGTTTACCGACCATTGGCCTACCTTCACCACCTACACCTTTGATCGCATACACACGTGTCATGGCAGCAGTGAATTTGTACACTTCGGTTGTAAAGTGACCACCAGTGTCAACACATGTGGAACGTATCGGTATTTCACCAAATTCAGGATGAACATATATTTGTTTTAAGTATGCACGTAATTCAGCCCATGGCGCAGGTGTTGAGGGGTCACCGTAGAATTTCTTATGGTCAATTGACCATGATTTATTGTCATCACCCCACCCAACAATCTCAGCTTCAAACCATGTGTCTTGGATATCCACACCACATGTCAATAACGTCACATCGTATGGTATCTGACTTTCATATTCTTCCTGTTTATCCATCACGTCCGTGTAGTCGATGCGCTCACCTGCATCTTCCCATGTCTCACCAAGGAATGTGTTAACCCATGTCTTCAATAATTCAGGGTTGCCTTTCGCTTCCAAGAACTCACGCACACCATCTGCCAGCGGTGCAAAAGGGCTATACAACTGGTTCAGGTGATAGGAAATGTTGCCGTTGTAGGGTTTTGTGGCACGCCAATGCCCCTTGTGAACAATTTTATTACGTGTGGCGTCATCCCAGATTGATCCGCACTCAGGCGCGGCGCATACATAAACAGCACCGTCAGGGTCTTCCTTATCGAAATGAACATGTTCCCAACGCAAACGCTGGTAGTGTCCACAGTCAGGACACGGAACGTAATAATACCGTTGGTCGCCCTTCTCAAACTCTTCTTCAATTCTGGACGCACCTTTGTTGCCGGGTGTCGACACCATGATGATGATGCGGTTCCAATATGTTGTTGCACGTTTGATAGCCAAGGCAATCGGGTCACCTTCACTACCTGCTGACCGCTCAAAACGATCCACTTCATCGAAAAAAACAGCGCGTACAGGGCGCGAAGCCAAACCAGCAGGTGCGTTTGCGCCCACCATTGCCAAATTTCCACCGGGAAACTTCTTTGTGTCGATGGTATTATCACTATCACGTGATCTTGCGTCCTTAACCAGTCCTTTCAGCACAGGTGTATCGCGTAACATTGGCGACAACCGTTCCTTTGAGAACATTTTCATAGACGCAAGTGTTGGTGACACATGTAAAATAGGACATGCGTCGTAGTGCATCAAATAACCGATTACATTTTCAAGAAATGTGGATTTAGCAACCTGTGCTGAAAACATGCAGGTGATCCGGCGAACACCCGGTGTCCCGACCATATCCATGGGTTCACGCATATACTCAGTCACACTAGTGCGATAAATACCCGGCATGGCTGAACTTTCAGCACTTAAGCGGCGATATTTGTCTGCCCACTGACTAACTGTAAGATCAGGTGGTGGTGATAGAACTGCCAAAGCTGCTGTAGCAATGACCTTTACACTAAGGAACGGATACGCCATTTTAATCGTCCTTATCTTCATCAGCGGCAGCTTGCCAATCTGCTGACATTTCAGTTAATGCATCTTTTACGGCGCTTTTGATTTTTTCCTGTACAGACGGCATGTCATCATCACCAACAACTAACATGGCCGATACATACGGCACCTGCATCATACGCATTTTAACACGACTTAAGATATCAGACCACGCCTGTTCGACATCAGATGCTTTAACAAGATTGCCGCGTTGGAGTTCATTTTCCATTTCTACCTTATCGGCCTGTGCGCTTTCTTTACGCATGCGTTCTGTGTCCATGGTTTTTGTAGGCACACCAGACGGTAAACCTTTATGACGAATAACCACACCGTCAGGCATATACGGATAATTACCTGATTTCGCATTACGGCGCATAATTTGCTTTTGGCGCATCCATTGACCAAGTGCTTTTGCAGGGTATGTGCCGTCATCATTTCGCGGTGGCGGGTCAACCTGTTTACCCCATTGCCATAAGGTGGTTGTGGTCGTGCCGATTAATTCCGCTGCCAGTTCATTTGGTAGTGAAAATTCGCCATCTTGTCTTGGTAGATTTGTAGTCATCGCGTATGTGTTACCTGACCAACAGGGGTGTTTTGAACACGCGGCGTGATGACTACTTTACCATAAACCGTTTCGGTCAAAAGTATTCCCGGAACATTAGGGTCACCTACGAATGCGCCGGATGTGTCCGTTACCCATCGTTTTACATAACCAAGTTCATCATCTGCTTCAACAATGTGTTTAACCTGAACACCGTCAAGTGTGATATCAACAGGGCAGGGGTCGTTTCGTGTACGTTTTACCATAATAATAACGCGGGGTAGATAATGACCCACAAGCACTTACACAATATGTGCAAAACCTGATCTTGGTTAAAAGACAATCGACCGTCACACTTAGCAAAATCAATCACCCAATGAATGACAAATTCAAACAAACCAATCATTATTGATCCGGTAATGACACCGACAAAACCAGCATGGATTGCAGAATGTGCCGTTAGTGCCTGATACCACGGTACACCGGGAATAGGCTGTTTGTGATTTTTAGCCTTTGATAAAAAATCACCTTGAAGCGGATAATCAGCAATAAAGTGACCAACCACCATTAACATTAACATTTCAATGAACATAATAAACCTCCAATAATTAATTAAATACGCATAATATCAACGATGATCAACAATAATCCCCATAACGTCGTAATATTAGTTAAGTTAACTCAGAAATTCTATCACTAGAAATCATTTGTGCTCGCGCGTTACC